TTTGAGGCTGGAGTTTGCAGACTATGTCCTGCTGACCTTACTCAGTCTCGCTTTGATGCACTTGTATCCTTTTCGTTTAATTTAGGTCTGGGTGGGTTGCAGCGATCCGGTATCCGCATGAAGCACAACAGGGGTGAATTTGACGGTGCTGCGGACGGCTTCTTGCTGTATACCAAGGCAGGGGGTAAAGTGTTTCAGGGACTTGTCACTCGACGCAAAGATGAACGTGCAGTATATCTAGGGGTGTGAAATGCCGTTACAAAAACTTACCCTAAGACCGGGAGTCAACAGAGAAAATACCCGCTACACCAACGAGAACGGCTGGTATGAATCGGACAAAATTCGTTTTCGCCAAGGCACACCTGAGAAGATTGGTGGTTGGGGTCGCATTTCAACAAACATTTTCTTAGGTATATGTCGTTCGCTGTGGGCTTGGGTGACGTTAAACAGCGTAAAACTTATTGGGGTTGGCACTAGTCTTAAATTTTACATCAGTCAGGGGGGTCTTTATAACGACATCACCCCGAACAGGACTGTAGTTACTCTAACAAATCCATTTGCCACTACCAACCTGTCTACAACCGTAACCGTTACAGATGCTGCTGACGGGTTCATAAACGGCGATTTTGTAACTTTTACTGGCGGAACAGCCGTTGGTGGATTAACCATTTCAGGGCAGTATCAGCTTACCTACGTCAGTGGTTCTACGTATACCATTACCGCAAGTTCGGCTGCTACCTCTACTGTTGCTGCTGGCGGTGGCACGGTCTACGCGGTCTACAACATCAACACAGGCCCATCATTTGCAGTTTCATTAAGCGGATGGGGTGCCTCTACATGGAGTTCTGGCCCGTGGGGTACAGGTGCTACGGGGCTAACGGATCAAATTCGTATTTGGAACCAATATAACTATGGTCAAGATTTGTTATTTGGGCCACGGGGTGGGGGTCTTTACTACTGGAACGCTACGATAGGCCCAACAGCTAAATTATTTACCGTCACGATTGCAACCCCCGGAGTCGTAACATCTACCGTTAGTCTACCAATCAACACGGCTGTTACGCTTACAACTACTGGTGCTTTGCCAACAGGATTGCTGGTAGGCACTATCTACTACGTCTTGACTACTGGAACCACGTTTAGTCTAGCTCTTACCGTGGGCGGGGCCGCAATCAACACCAGCGGCAGTCAGTCAGGAGTGCATTCAATATCAGCATCGGGGATAAACGCTACCGCAATTAGTGGTGCCTCAGACGTACCTATTTACCAGAACTTGATCTTGGTATCGGATTCCAGCCGGTTTGTATTCTGTATGGGTACAAACGCTCTTGGTGATACCGTCCTAGACCCGATGCTAATTCGTTGGTCAGACCAAGAATCTTTTGTAAATTGGACGCCGGATATAACCAACCAAGCGGGAGATGTTCGTTTATCGCATGGTTCTAAGATTGTCGCTACTAATCAGTCTCGTCAAGAAATTCTGGTATGGACGGACTCTTCGTTGTATTCGCTTCAATACGTAGGCCCACCCTATGTCTGGAACACCCAGATCGTTGGAGATAATACTTCCATAGCTGGCCCCAACGCAGTTGCCTATGCAAACGGTGTGTCTTACTGGATGGGTGTGGATAAGTTCTACAAATACGATGGACGCACACAGACGTTAAATTGTGATCTGCGTCAATTTGTCTTTGAGAACATAAATAAAAATCAGTTCTCCCAAGTCTATGCCGGAACCAACGAGGGGTTTAACGAGGTTTGGTGGTTCTATTGTTCTATTACTGGCCCAAACGGAACTGGAACTGTGCTTAACCCAAACACTGTGATAGACCGTTATGTGATCTATAACTACGTTGAAAACCAAGGTGCAGGTGCGTGGTATTACGGCACAATGGGCAGGACTGCTTGGCTGGACTCTGGGATTCGGGATTATCCACTGGGGGCCACCTACGACAACAACTTGGTAGACCATGAGTTTGGTTTAAATGACGACACCACTGGAACGCCAGCAGCTATCGAAGCCTATATCTCATCTGCCGAGTTTGATATTAACGACGGGCATAAGTTTGGTTTTATTTGGCGTGTTTTGCCTGATATTTCATTCAGTGGGTCTACGGCTACGTCTCCTAGTGTGACAATGTATCTCAAGCCCATGCAGAACTCAGGTTCTGGCTACAATACTCCGGCTTCTGTCGGGGGTTCTACAACGCCAAACGGAGCGGCTGTTGTTACTCGCACGGCAACTCTACCGATTGAGCAGTTTACTGGTCAGATAAATACCCGTGTCAGGGGTAGGCAGTTGGTCATGGAAATAAGATCGACGACGTTAGATGTTCAGTGGCAGTTGGGTTCTCCTCGTTTGGACATCAGAGAAGACGGTCGCAGATGACAATAATTACTACTTATATTCGCAAGGTAGAGCCACCAGCCTTGCCTCAAGCGGGAGAAGAATACAACCGCTCGTATCAAGACCAAAGTAACAACGTACTTCGTTTGTTTTTTAATCGCCTGACGGCTAGTTTAAATGCGATATTAGGGGTAAACGGTGGGGCTAATATTAGGTTCCCTTATGGTGCTTTTCAGTCTGGCGTTGACCAAACTGCTACTGCTAATACCGCAACCATAATGACGTTTAACGTCACTGACTATTCTAACGATGTGTCTATGGTGAGTAGCTCTAAGATAACTGTGGTTAACAGTGGGGTTTATAACCTGCAATGGTCTGGTCAGTTTGAGAACACAGACACCCAGCTACATGACGCAAGTGTCTGGATACGTGTAAACGGCGCGGATGTGGTTGGTTCTAACGGCCTCATTTCGGTGCCTAATAAACATGGCGGGGTCAACGGGCATACCATTGCGGCTTGGAACTACTTTGTCCAGCTTAATGCTGGAGACTACGTGGAATTGTGGTGGTCTACGGATGACGCCCAAGTTTCCCTGCAATACTATGCTGCTGGAACCGGCCCCACCCGTCCAACCACGGCTTCTGTAATTGCTACGCTGTCCTTTGTGTCAGCACTACCCGCATGATAATATTGACAAAACCCACCCTTTTGAGGCACCTATGAAACAACTAGCCCAAGGCATTGCATCACTCGGTCGTGGCAACGACACGCAGCTTGTCCATATGACCCCTAACGAAGTAGGGGCAATGCAAAATTTTGCCATGTCGCAGGGGGGTTCCCTCACCACAAACCCGCATACGGGCCTTCCCGAAGCGGGGTTCTTGGACTCCATGCTGCCGACGCTACTTGGCGTTGGGGCGTCACTGTTGATGCCGGGAGTTGCGCCTTGGATGATTGGCGCGGGGATTGGCGGACTTCAAGCAGCGCGTACTGGTGATATCGGTGCAGGTATTACGGCGGGGCTGGGCGCGTATGGTGGGGCTGGAGTTACGGGAGGGCTGGCTTCGATGGGCGAAAATGCGGGTCTTAGTAATTGGCAAAGCGCACAAAACGCAGCAGATACTGCCGTTGCGCAATCGCCAAATGCGTTATCGGGACAAGTTGCTGAATTAGCCCCTTACACAAATTCCCCCGTTTTAGGTAGTCAACAGCTTGGTAATGCGGCGGCTGGTGTGCAAGAACTTGGCACAGAAGCTGGGCGCACGGCTTTTGGTAACACGGTTGGTTTTGGAAAAGTTGCTGCTGCCGCTGCCCCTGCGCTTGCCGATGCGATGCAGCCAAAGCCTTTAACTAATAACCCAATAACGGGTTCGCCGGGAGATCGGTATTCCTACGTGTACGATCAAAAAACGGGAACGTATGGCCCCCCAAAGATCACGCACTATTCCGCTGAAGGCGGGGAAATCAAGGGCATGGCAAAAGGGTCTTACGTCCCTAAAAGCTCATCCGTACGCGGGGGGCCATACGAAGACGATTCCGCAGACATGCTCAATCGGGATCGGGCATTGCAAGAACTGATTGCCTCTTTAAGTGGCACAAACCCCATGTTAGAAGCCCCCTACACCAGAATGGCACAGGGCGGTGTTGCTTCATTAGGGGGCGATTATGCTGCTGGTGGTAAACTGCTCCAAGGGCCGGGGGATGGCATGTCAGATTCAATCCCCGCCGTAATCAAAGGGCCAAGACCGCAACGCGCCGCGCTTGCCCAAGGCGAATTTGTCATACCCGCTGATGTTGTTTCGCACCTTGGTAATGGCTCCACAGACGCGGGAGCAAAGCAGCTTTACGCTATGATGGACAAAATTCGTCACGCAAGAACCGGCAACAAGAAGCAAGGCAAACAAATTAACCCTGCAAAGTTCATACCTGCATGATACAAGTCAGCCTAGTGCCGCCAGCAATGGTTACACAGTTTTGGCCCCAAATTGAAAAGTATTTGGAAGGGGCGGCTGAGTATACGCATGGCAGATATGAAGCTGGGGACATTTTGGATGCGCTCACAGACTATGAACATCACTTGTGGATAGCGTTTGAAGACACGCTGATCAAAGGTGCGGTTGTAACCAACTACGTTACATACCCCCGCAAAAAGTTTTTGTGCATGACGTTTTGTGGTGGCGTTGATCTGGATGAGTGGAAAGACCCGATGTTGAAACTGTTACAGGCGTGGGCTTGTGATAGCAAATGTGATGGAATTGAAGCAACGGCCCGTCTTGGTTGGGCAAAGATATTTAAAACTGA